TGTCGAATCCAGAATTTGCACAACATCGTCTCATTGTGTCCGATGGAATTTATGAACCTTATCAAGATTTTACTGCGGAAGGTTATTCTGGAGAACGTCCGTCTGGATTTAACGAAGAAAGAAGATTTGGTCGGGGTATCGGATACCAATTAATTGATCAACAGGGAAATAGTGATCCTCGCAAAACATATGACCTCGCGGTTTTTTGGAAAGATTATCTTGATTACAATGAGTTGGAGTTGTCGTATGACACCTTTGATCCGTCTGATATTCTCACTTCATCTGTTCTTCTTACAATGCCTGAAGTACCAGAAAATTATGATGTCACATTCGATTATAATCTCAAAACAACCTACAACGGAACACTACAGGCTAGAAACGAACTCTTAGAGATTCTGCCGGACTGATATAAATAAAAAGAAAAGGTTTTACTGATGGCAAAAATTTTCTCCAATGAAGATGGAAATCTGAATCGTAGTTCGCGAGTTGTTCGTGAGCGCGAATATTCAGATGTTGATTTGTCATTGGATGCACGAATTGCGCCTACATACTCGTCGGGGGATGGAGACGTACTTCGAAAAACAGATGTTGCGGCAGTAAAACAATCTCTCAAAACATTATTGTTAACAAATCGTTTTGAAAAACCTTACCGACCAAACTTCGGAGGTAATTTAGGCGGTCTGTTATTTGAGGTTGTAGACGAAGATACCGCAGAACGTATGATTGAACGTATACAATCTGCTGTTGATAGATACGAACCACGTGCAAGAATTACAAATATTAGGGTTGTTGGTTCACCGGACTATAATTCGGTTTCTGTTATACTAGAGTTTCGTATTGTAAACACACAATTTTCTGACTCATTGCGAATAAAAATAACAGACACACCGACAGCTGCAGCGGTGATACCACCAACCACTCCAGCACCAGTACCAGACGAAATTATTTTGTCGGAAGATGGATCACGGTTGTTAACACTGGACGATATTTTATTAAGAGCAGACGAACTGGGTCTAATAGATGGTTCAATACTTACTGTGCCAGGCGAAGATCAACTTCTGACACAAGACGAATTCGTTCTTATTACAGAACAAACATAACGAGGCAAAATAATGGCGACTACCATAAAGTCAACAGATTTAGATTTTGATACGATCAAGAATAATTTAAAATTGTTTCTTGCACAGAAGGAACAATTTTCGGACTATAACTTCGAAGCATCGGGTGTATCAAATCTATTAGACGTTCTTGCTTATAATACACATTATAATGCACTATTGGCAAACTTTGCTTTGAACGAGTCATTCTTGTCAACCGCACAATTAAGATCCTCTCTGGTTGGACTGGCAAGTTCATTGGGTTATATTGTCGGCTCTCGTACCGCCTCTGTTGCAGTTCTCAGAATGTATTTGGATTATTCTTCAGATGTCACAAAACCCGCATCGGTGACTATGCCAAAAGGTACTTCTTTTACTACATCCGTAGACAATAAGACATATACGTTTAAGACACGAGACGTGTTAATCGCACAGGACGATGGTAATGGTCTTTATTATTTTTCAGTAAACGGAGACACCAATGTTTCAGTTTATGAAGGCACAAGTAAATCCAAGTCTTTTATTGCGGGACCAGTATCAGAAAATGATTCGTATGTTATTCCAGAAACTCGGCTTGATCTCAAAACAGTAGAGGTTCGAGTCTACGATAACACATCAACCACAAACTATTCGGTATATACTAATCTAGACGTAACAACAAACATCACTGCAAACTCAAAGATATTTGTTATCAAAGAAACTCCAAACGGATTCTATGAGGTCACGTTCAGTAATGGTACGCGATTAGGAGTATCACCACAATCAGGAAATAAAATTGAGATTGTGTATGATGTGGTTGCAGGTCCAGATGCAAACGGTGCAAGAACATTTACTCCCGTCTCACAGATTAATGGTAAGACCATAAATGTGACTACTACTACATTGTCTTCTGGTGGTGCACTCAAAGAAGATCTTGAGTCAATTCGAAAAAATGCACCCTACCAATATGCAGCTCAGAATCGTGCAGTAACCGCAGAAGACTACTCTGCATTGATTCTTAGAGAATATGGAAACGTAATATCCGATGTCAAATCGTGGGGAGGTGAAGACAATGTTCCACCTCAGTACGGTACTGTATTTACTTCGTTAGTGTTTACTACAACCGACGCAACAATTATTCAAACCACAAAAGATGCAATCACTCGTCTTCTAAAAGATCTTGCAGTGGTTTCATTTAACATAGAATTTGTAGATCCAATTGAAACGTTTATTGAAGCCAATGTGACGTTCCAGTTTAATCAAAACTTGACTTCTTTAAACAAGTCATCTATTGAGTCTAATGTCAAGTCTTCTATGACTAATTATTTCTCTGCGAATCTTGGTGATTTTGCAGAGTCGTTCCGAAGATCAAATCTATTAACAGAAATCGACGAAACAGATGCGTCTGTTCTTTCCTCTCGTGCTTCAATTCGAATGCAGAATAGATTTGTACCGGTAGTCGGTAAAACAAACTACAAGGTGTATTATCCAACCTCAATCGCAAGTCCGGACGACGAAACCTATTCCGTTATCTCTAAAAACTTCCGATATAACGGTAACGTATGTTATTTGAGAAATAAGTTAAATTCAACGACACTAGAAATATTTAATGTAAATACGGGTGATCTTGCACTTGATGACGTAGGTTCATATGATCCTATTACTGGTACACTAAATCTAGAAAACTTTACGATTAGTTTGATTACAGGTTCTCATTTAAAGATCAATGCAGTACCAGCGAATCAAGCGACAATCACACCAACAAGAAACAATATTCTTAAATACGATGCGGCCGCGTCATCTGCGACAGCAGTATTGACAGATGCATTATAAATAGATTACAACTACTTTAGAGAATAATATTCATGGGAATTAGTTCAGTCACAACCGATGCTAAAAAGGTAATATTAGACCAGTTCAAGAAAGATATTGATAGTTCTGGAACAAATTATTACATTGGTCTTTCCGGTGCCGATTCTGCACTGGACGGTTTGCATGACCAAATAAATCTTCGCAACGAACTACATTTCATGAAACAGGTTAGTGGTAATTCGTTTGTGGTAGAAACTTATGAGTGGACAACAGGAACCGTATATAATGCTTATGATGACAACGATTCCACACAAGAACAGTTTTATGTTGTGAATTCACAAAATGAAGTTTTTCTCTGCGTCGAGACAGCTAAAAATAGTTTTGGAGTTGCACAGGGATCGACCATAGAACCAACTGCATCGCTTGCCACAACATTCGATTCAAGTCGTCGGTCGTTTTCTACTTCAGATGGGTACGTCTGGCGATATTTGTACAAAGCGACAAATGTTCAGGTCAGTCGATTTAAATCAACCACCTACTTACCTGTTCCAAAGTTTACTGGTGCTCTGACTACAAGTGAAGAAATTGAACTCAAATCTTTACGAGACAATTCACGAGCTGGAGAAATTCTTGGTATTGCGATTGATTCTGGTGGTACCGGTTATACAAATGCTCCGCGTATTGACATCGAAGGTAATGGTACTGGTGCATCATTTACAGCTACAATTTCTAATGGTAAGGTCGTAAAGATAACATTGGACTCTGACGCAAATGCGTCTGCAAGATTATTGACTGGTTCTGGTTATGATTATGCAAAAGTGACACCTTCTGGTGGAGATGCGGTTCTTAGACCCATCATCTCTCCAAAGAAAGGTGTGAATTTTGATCCAATATCAACGTTGAGATCAGATAAGTTAATGATTCAAACGACTGTTCAGGATGACGAGAACGAACAAATACCTCTTGCAGATCCAGTAAATGATTTTAAACAGATTGCTCTGATAAGAAATCCCTTGCAGTATGATAGTACAGGTTTGTACACTGGATTTGCAGGCAACACCATGCACTACTTTACAGTGAGTGGGGGATCGGGAACCTTTACTGCGGATGAGATATTTGAAACACCCGCACAAGTAAAAGGTAAAACGTATTGGCACGACACTTCAAATAATCGATTGTATTACGTGCAAAATGATTCGACTGGATTTGGTGAATTTGCAGCTTCGCAAACAATAACATCTACCACCACATCGACAGCAAAGGTGATTGATGCAATCAATAATCCGACTATTGATCGATACTCCGGTGATATTATGTACATAAATAACCTAGACGATGCAATCTCAAGAACCTCAACACAAACTGAAGACTTTAGAATTGTTATTGACTTAGGAAACGAATAAAGGGTAAAATATGGCAACCACATTTACATCCGCAACGTTATCAGGTACGTATGATGATGATTTCGATAAAGATAAACATTTTCATCAAATCCTTTTTAACAGCGGACGAGCTCTTCAAGCACGAGAACTGACACAACTTCAGACGTTGATCTATCAGGAGATGGGTCGATTTGGTCGAAATGTTTTCAAAGAAGGTGCTGCTGTTTCTTCAGGCGGTATGGCAATCAATTCGTCTTTAGAATATATCAAGATCGCATCAACGAATCAGGGTGGCGCTTTCAAAGACATTCCTGTCGGAACAGTATTTAAAAATAATGATACTGAGGTTCAGGCAAAAGTTCTTCAGGTTATCGAAAAAAATACAACAGGTGGGTTCACACACAACACTCTTTACGTACAGTACATTGATTCTGGTAATACAGCCATTCAATCTCGTCCAAGGAGATTTGGAGACGGAGAAACTCTCTTTGATCAATCTGGTACGACTAGTTATGAACTGGTTACCGAAACACCAAATGCAACCGGACGTGCTACTCGATTCGATGTAGAAACGGGTGATTTCTTTGTTCTGGGCCGATTCGTCAATGCATCAAAACAGTCTATACTCCTAAGTCCTTATGGACAGTCTTTCACCGGAACGGTAGGATTTAAGGTTGTTCAAGAAGTAATAACAGTAAGTGATGATAATAGTCTTTACGATAACACTTCCGGTGTTATCAATACTGCATCGCCGGGTGCAGATCGTTATCGAATCACATTGACTCTGGTTGATAAGGCAGATATCGATGCGAATGATACTTTTGTTTTCCTCGCAAATATTGAAAACTCAAAAATTGTTGAAGAGGTACAAGAGTCGGACGCATACAACAAGATCAACGAACTATTAGCTCTTCGTACTAGTGAAGAGTCTGGTGACTATGTTGTTGATCCATTCCAGATCCACTTCGAAGATGCGACTGCAAACGATTCTACTCTTGAACTTATTGTATCAGCAGGAACCGCATATGTCAATGGTTTTCGTGTAGATAATCCATCTGCAATTAAATTAAACGTACCCCGTCCTCAAGAGACTGATAACTTCAACAATGACGCGGTTCCCGTTGAGTTTGGTAATTACTTTTTAGTAGATTCTGGTGCGGGTGTACCCGATCTCGATTTTGCAGAAGTAACACTAAGTACGAGTCGAACGTCATACACGGGTGCAAATAAAATTGGTACTGCTCGAATACGTTCAGTAGAGAAAGCGTCTGGTATTAGTGCACTTCCAAATCAGGCATCACACAAAGTATACGTCATGGACGTAAATATCGACTCAGATAAAGATTTGCGAGATGCGCGTTTTATAGGAACAAGTTCATCTAATCATTATCGTCTTGCGACAGGAAACACTGAGGGTCTTCTTGACAGTGCATCAAAGTTATATGACGTAAAGAATAACAATCTGTTGATGCCTTTGACACAACCTCGTCTAGAATCAATGTCAGATATTGTACTGAAAGTTCAACGTCACGTCGGTAGTAAGACGGTCGCAACAAGTAAAATTGATATCTCTAGTGAGTTAGCTGCAGGCGAATCCTTTGTTGATACATCAAACTGGATTGTGAGTTCTGCAAGCCGTTCGTTCATTCCACATACAGCGGACGCAAGTAACGGTCAAATCACACTATCCGATGTCGATGACGGGGTTGTTCTTGAAGTTCTCTATTATGTTCAAAAAACTGGTGCAGTTCGCACAAAGACAAAAGTAGATAACATCACTACGACACTGACAAAACAAACAGGATTTGACAAAGTCAATAGTGTGGCGTATAATTACTATGACTTCCCTCATACAGATATTTTTGCGGTTGACTCTGTCAAGAATACAGACTCCGCCGGTATCGATATGTTGGGTCGATTTACTCTTGATGACGGTCAGAGAGACAACTTCTATCGTCACGGTCGATTGATTTTAAATCGGGAAGATAGTGCACCTGCTAGCATTTATGTTAAGTATTCACGTCTACGACATAATAATGATGGCGACTTTTTTGCTGCGTCTTCTTACAATACATTGGGTTATAATAACATACCTTCTCACACATTGTCAAATGGTCAAACGGTAAGTCTGTTCAATTATCTCGATTTCCGTTCAACGAACTCTGACGGTACATTTACAAATATTAATTATCTTCCAAAGAGTGGTGACAACGTAACCGCAGACATTAGTTATTATCTGCCTCGTGCGGATAAACTCATTCTTACTCAAGAGGGTGAGGTACAGTTGTTGATGGGTCAACAAGCTGCACAACCACAGTACAAACCAACTCCAGAAAACTCCATCGAATTGTATAAGATTCGAATGAATCCAAATACGTTAGATGAGAATGATTTAAGTTTTACAGGAGTTGAATATCCACACTATACGATGAAAGATATTGCAGATCTAGAGGCAAAGGTAGATCGATTGGAAGAGTATACTCGACTCTCTTTCCTAGAACTTCAACATCGTTTACAACCATCGTTCGATAGTGCAGGAAACGAAAGAATCGAAGTAGGTTCTACTACAGATGAGTGTGCAGATCAGACACGATCTGACACCGAAAATGATGACTATGCTGCGTCCTTAGATCCAGAAACACAAGTCATTCGTCCACTATCAGATGAAAACAACATTAATCTGATTATGGATAGTTCGAATTCGAGTGGTGTGGTTCTCAAAGGTGACAACATCTATCTGTCGTTTGATAGTGAACAGTGGGCGTTCCAAGAACTGGCTTCTACTCACGTCAAGGTTAATCCTTTCTCAAATAGTCAGAACATCGGAACAATCAAGTTATCGCCTTCTTCAGACGAATGGAAGGATAGTTTCTCTCGTGCGACTCGTGCAATTGAAGGGACTAATAAACTCGATGTCGATCAGGCAAAGTTGTGGAACAACTGGCAATGGAACTGGCAGGGACGTTCTTCAGAAGAACGCGAAGTTGCTGATCTTTGGGATCGAAGAGGTGACGTAGAGAATGGCCGTTTGTTCAATGATCCATCTGAACGTTATCAATCCTCAAGTGAGGGATTACCACCTACAGGAACTCCAAGAAGTGTCAAGAGAGTAGTATCATCGGAGACACTACGTCGTCGAGTCGGAAGACGTTATATCGATCTTGCACTTGTGCCTTGGATTCGTTCTCGAAAAGTTTTCTTCCACGCAAAAGGTCTAAAACCCAACACCAAGTTTACACCATTCTTTGACGGAGTTGCGGTGAATGATTGGTGTCGAGAAGAAACACAGTTTGTTCCTTGGTCTAATCGTGATGATGAACTAGGAAACCGTTATGGCTGGAACTTGACAGCTCACCCCGATGGTTCATCTAATCTAGTTTCAGATGCAAATGGAGAAATCATCGGTTCATTCTTCATTCCTTCAATTCGATCTCAGGTTAAGCACTCACGATACAGAGGCACAGGTCGCGTTTATAAGGATCGAGGTAGTGCGCTTCGTTTCCGTTCAGGTGTGCGTGAATTTAAACTGTTAGATATCGACAAACCAGATTGGGGTGCAGCAGGAAGTAAGGCGTTTGCATACTATACTGCATTTGGATTTATGTTTGCACTTTGGAATCGATGGAACTGGACACGTTATCCAGACTCACCACATCCATTCTCTTGGTTGAGTCAACGTCAGGCGACATTCTCAAATAGAGAAGTCAAAAATAGATTGGATCAAATTGCAGCGGGTTCTATCAATATTGTAGATCCAAAACTCGCAGGTAAGTATGGTACTAGTCAGGCTGGATTGAATGAGTCAGAGTTGAGAAACCTTGACAACGCAAATACAATGTCTACTGTTCTTTCAGATTTCATCGGTGTCGATAGAAATTGCTGGGGTGGTGTTGACAACGATCCTGTATCCGCACCAGAAAATCCGTTAGCACAGACATTCTATGTTGACAATCCATTTGGTTTGGTATTGACTAAAGTTCAATTATATTTCCGCAAAAAAGACAGTGGAAACCTACCAGTATCAATTCACGTTCGCCCTGTGGAAAATGGCAGACCCTCAGAGACTACTATCCTACCAGATTCGCATGTTTACCTGAAGTCTAGTGAAGTTACTGCAATTGGTACAAGTCCAACACTTTCCACAATCAAGGCTCGTCCAACAACTTTTGAGTTTGACGAACCCGTATATCTACAACCGTGGAAACGTTATGCGATTGTTGTTCAATCTCAGTCAACTGAATATGAACTTTTCAGTGCACAAACACAACAACCGGTATTTGGTTCTACTACACGTAGAGTGACAACACAACCCATTCCTGGCGAGTTATTCTTGCCTCAGAATGGTGGTAATTACATTGGATCTAAAGATCAAGATCTTATGTACCGTCTAGTACGTGCAAAGTTCAATCAAGGTGGAGGATCACTTGTTCTTAGAAATGCATTGATGCCATCCAAGGAGCTTGATCCAAATCCAATCCACACGACAAATGGATCAACCACTGTTACCGTGAAACATATGTCTCACGGACACAAAGTTGGTGATAGAGTCAAGATTGATGATGCGCTGGATACTAATGGTATTCCAGCGTCAGAACTAAACGATAATCAGACTATTGTTTCTGCATCATTAGGTTTCTATACCTTCACTGTGAGTACGTCTGCTACTGCGACTGGATTCGGGGGTGGTGATAAGGTTCGTGCAAGAGAGAATCATATTTTCTCTGTTGCGAATTTGCAACTAGAAAACTCCATACCACGTTCTTCGTCAATTGACGTTTCTGCGAAGTTTACGTCTGGTGCATATATCAGTGATGGTACCTCACGATTTGTAGTTGATCCACAATATCGACGTGTTACTCCCGGCCAGAACATTGAGTTTGACACGCCTCGAGCAATCTATGATGTGTTTACAGAAGAAGATCAACTGGGTGCAGGAAATCGTTCTTTGTCAGTCAAGGTGGATCTGAAGTCTGGAGATGATTACGTTTCACCAATTATTGATCTTCAGAGAACCTCTTTGATTGTTGCAGGTTATGCAATTGACAACGCAGACAATAATCCTTCTGTGTATCAACCCGTCGATGAAACCAATCCATCTGGTGGTACCGCAGGATCTAAGCACATTACTACTCCGGTTCGATTACCAGAACCCGCAGTTGGTATCGATGCTCGATGTATGGTGAATTTACCGGACAGTGCAGACATTGATTACTATTTCCGTGTTGCAGATGCTGATGAAGATATCACATTGAAAAATTGGGTCAAACAATCTCCGATTCGAACTCTTCCTAAAAGAAACGATAATACATATGAACAGATAGAATTCTTGCCCGGCGGTAGAAATGGTACACTCAAACCATTCTATCAATCACAACAGAAGTTTGTGTTCAAAGGTGGTAGTAAGATTCCTTCTCTGAAAGATTTGACTATTCGATTCCTTGGAGAGTAATTTATGAGTCGTTATGTACCGGTTGAAGGTTACCCTCACCTTGTCCGTGATATGGAGAGCCACGCTATTCTAAACACAAATAGCGTGGCAATTCACCAAGCTAGAGAACGCAAAAAACAACGTCAACTCAAACAACAACAAGAAATTCGTGACAGAAATCGTCTCGATTCTCTCGAAAAAGATATATCAGAAATCAAGGAGGCACTGAATATCTTAATTCAAAATAAACATAAATAGTAAGAACAGTTTTTGAGTTAAGAGTTTAATGTCGTCACGTCCACTAAAAAGTATAGGTGCAGGAAAACTTCAAGAGTTCACACTCTCTGAAGAAAACTACCTCGCATATCAGTCAGGACTTCATCTCGCAGGAATGGATTCTTCAGACTGTTCTGCACTGACTCGTGTGGATCTAGGTGGCAATACCGTTGGAACATTTACCAACACCTTCTTTGATGATTCTTCAACAACATCGCCTCTTACTCTTTCAAGTACACTCTCTGTGTCAATGGTTTCAACGTCTGGAACCAATACTCATACGAATACAATTAGTGGCGGTGGTTTACCAGAAACCATCTATGTTGATGACATTATTGAGATTAATGTTCAAGGAACAACTTCTTCGAACGATGGTTCTACTTTTGAGAGTATTAGTTATTCAGTCGCAACTTCAGGAACAGCTGGGTTTACGTCTACTATATCTGGAACACCAACACCCACTATTATAAACGATGAAGAGACCGTTTGGCAAGACAATGCATCCGGTTTATCAGGATCATATGACGCAACATTCCGGTATACAATAGAATCCACAGGTTCGTTGAATATTGTAATAAACTCAAATTCAATTGATAATGATAATTCAAACGCTTCTGCTAGTGACCAATTAGTTTTAAATACTATTGAGGTTCAACCAGCCAGACCACCCGCGACGATTGAACAAGAAACAGATCTTTTTCAAAACACTGAAGCGGTTTCTCCAATTCAAAATGAGGGAGCCCTAAAGAAAAATCCCGTATACTGGAGAAAGACTAATGGTTCTGGTATAAAGGAAATGTCTGATACGGAATTAGATGTTCTCGCAGAACGTTTAATTCGAACCATTGTTAGCAACGAAATGCCTGGCGTTTTTCGTCTTCAGGATGGACAACCCGACTCGACATATGTAAAGTTTCTTGAGAATATCTTTGCGGATACACGTCAAGACGGATCAACAAACTATTACCATATATGGATGAAACAATCCGGTACGAGTCCGGCTAAATTAAATCCGATTTCTATTCTGCGTCAAAATAGTTTGTTTGCCGGTATTCGGGAAATGACCGACGCAGAGATGCAGTTCACTTTTGGAGAACGCATCAAAAAAGTTATTATGGATACTGGTATCGGAACATATCAGTTGCGTTCCTCTTCTCAGGGAGCACCCACTGCGTTGGGAACGTGGGTGGCGCGAGGTACTGCTTTAGATACTCGAAAGACGTTTCTTGATGATCCGGGCTACACTTCTGCATTAAATTATGAAAAGGATTATACGGGTGAATATGTTCCCACCTATGAGACATCTTATTCTAGTGAATATATTTTAGATTATACTTCAGAATATTCTAGTGATTATTCTGCAACATTTCAGGGTCTTTACATAAGCGAATATACTGGTGATTATACCGGTGAATACAATACTGAGTTTGCAGAAAACTATATCGATATCTACTCTGGTTCTTACATAGATGAAATCTACACGGGTGATTTCACACTAGGTTATACCGGCGATTATGAAACGGTTGATGAGTCGGAAATATATGGAACCAGTTTTGAAGGAACACCTTATTCAACAGAATTTGTTGCTGTGTTTGTTGAAGACTTTTACACAGGCGATTACATTTCATTATACACATCGGAATATGTCGCAGATTATGCGAGTGATTATTCATCTAGTTATGAGGGTGCCGAATATGTGTCATCGTATGAAGACATCTACACAGGCGACTATAGTTCTGAGTATGCTGCAGGATTTTCATCTATTTACTCAGAAGAAATATACACGGGTAATTATCAAGAAGACTATCTCACTGAGTACTCTTCCGACTACGAGACTCTCTATAATACAGTCTATGTTGGAAACTACGAACGAATAGAATCAGAGTTATACACTGGTGATTACACCGGAGAAGTTACTGAAGATTATACTGGAGACTATGAGAGAGAAATACCAGAAACTTTCACGGGTGATTACGAAAGAGATTCACTTGAAGAATATGTTGGAAATTATATATCTGCGGATTCAGCCGTTTATACCGGCGAGTACGAACGAATTGATACAGATGACTATACCGGAGACTACACTGGTGAAATTGATGAAGTTTATACGGGTGGTTATGAATCAGATGTTCAAGAAAATTATACTGGAGAATACCAACGTCTAGATCCAGAAACTTACACTGGTAATTATGAATTTGATGTTTTAGAAAACTATAGCACTGCATATGGTGGTGAAGTCACTGAAGATTACACAGGTGATTACTCAGGATTTTATGCGTCTGATTATACCGGTTCGTATGATACAATTTATTCGGGAGATTATCTTGCGACATATATTACAGAATATGTTGAAACCATAAATTATCTTGCAACATATGTGACTGATTATGAAACTGCGTATGCAACGGATTATTCAGAAATAATTGCTGAGGATTATACGGGTAGTTATGTTGGCACCGTTGACGTACCTTATACAGCATCGTACATAACAGATTTTTTGGGTGATTATGAAACCAACTATGAAGGAATATATGAAGGCGATTTTTCTACTACTTATGTTGGCACATACATTTCAACGTATGCAAGTTATGATTCTGAATATGAAGAAAGAATTTTATATGAAGCGAGTGCCTATCAAAGTGATTATGTAGAAACCTCTATCTATGAAAGTATTTAT